GCAAACCATTGCTTCGCTACATCTTCCCTGTATTTGTTATTCAATCCTGCAAATACATAATCTACCCACTCTATGTAATTATCTATCGAATCGACCTTCTTAGTAACTCGTTGTAAATAACCCATTAATGCTCTATTTTTTATCTCAGCAGGTGTCGGAAGTGCCATAATTGATAAACCATCTTTTGATGTTTTAATCTTTTTATTCTCTTTTTCCTTATTATCACCTGTAAATGTCTTATTAATTTCTTTTGTATCTTCATTAATTCTTTTACTTATATCTGATTTTGTTAAATAATCTTTACCTGTTATTTTCGATAACAATATTATCGTAATTAATTTATCTTCATGTTTTATGTTCACCGAACTTATTGCCTCGATAAACACTGGATCTAGCATATCACCGAATAATTCTTTGAATTGTGTCATTATATTTTATGATATTTCTCAATCTCTAAAAACAATGTTGTTAACTTATCTTTATCACTATCGCAAACTGCAGGATCATTTATGATACAGAAAGCTTTTGGTGTTATGAATTGCCTTGCAATCTCTGGTAATGTTAGATATTTATTAAACTCTTCTTCAGTAGGCAAGTTTCTAAATTCTGGTCCTTTATATCCTTCTGGCGTATGTAATGGATATAATCTCATATCACTCGGCTTATATGTGCCTGATTTTATCGATTTCAAAATACTTGCACATAATTCTCTGTTTATATTGACAAATGCCCTAGCAAAATTTTCTTTATTATACGTTCCAGCTTCGTATAATTCTGCACATTCCTTCAAATCTTTAATTAATTTATCTGAATCATTATTGATTTTAACACTCTTACTATCAGATAATTTTATCTTAATTTGTTGTTCAGCAACAGTTTCTTTTTTGTTATTTTGAGCACTAACTTTACTGGTTTCTTCTTTCTTTTGAATGTATCTTATTTTTATGCCAAATTCTTGTTTAACGTTATCAGGCATCCAATACAATAATTTTGCTAATTTGTTACTGTTATCTTCCGTTATTGGACAATTACCTATCGATGAGAATAGCATATCACCAAACATTATCCACCAATCACCTTTTAAGGTCAAAACTGCCTCACAATCTTTTCTCTCTAAATGCTTAAATTTTATATGGCTACCATGCATTTCCTTCTTTTTTAACCAATTCTCAACTAAGTATACTCTAACATCTTTAGTGTTAGCTTTCTTAAATTTATTATCTCCGACAATTCGTTCTAAATTCTTGAATCTGTGTGGTAAAATCTCTGATGTTGGCACGCCGTAGTATGGATTGACTGATTGTGGAACATCATCTCTACGCTCTTTAAATACTGCAAAACCTATTCTCATTCTAACTGTATTACGTCTTATTCTAGCAAATTTCTCTTCTTCTTTTTTCTTTTTATCTTCCGCTTCTGGTGTTAATTTCAAACTTTCACTCATGATCTTAAATGGATTCACATTCTGAAACTTCTGGATTACTCTTGAATCATCCTGCATTATCATTGATGTCTGAACAGGTTTAGTTGCAATAATATCCTTCTTTTGATTATTATTATTTTTGACGATATTTGCATAACTACTTTCGGTATTATTGTTGAAACCATCATCACTAATTAATCTAACGAAAAGTTTCTTATCATCTGATGTTAGATTACTATATTGTTTAACTAGTAATTGCACCTTATTGTCAGACACAGATCTTTCTTGTGAATCTATATCATCATTACCGCTGATGTCCACGAAATAATCTAAAGGTAATAAATTCGGCTCTATTCGTATTACAATTTTACGCTTATGAGATCTAATATGGCTAAGTGTCCAAGGCACTTGCTTTGTTAATAATTCATAATACGAATCTGTGACATTCATTAACTTAACATAATGTTGCGTGTCTTTTACATTTAAAAATAGCAAATTAGTAACTAATATCTCTTCTATTTGCTGTTTGTTGGCTCTTAATTGTAATCTTACCAAATCTGCAAAATTCGGCATTTGTATTGCGACTCTAACCCAATTTTTAACCATCATCTGTATCGAAGAATCGTGGTTCATTATCATACTAAGAAATGGCCAAAACGTATATGGTATTGATATTAGTGTTAGTTCATAAATATCTTTGACGAACTGTATCAACTCTGATGGATTAAATGTTGCTTTTATATCTTTGAATTCTGTTAAGCAGGTCTTCAATCGTCTAGTATTATAATCCATCATGAATAAACCATGATCTCCTACTGCTCGCCTTAGACACTTAACTAAAACCAGCTCCCACTTTCTCAAAAAAGGATCTCTATCCCAAAGTTCTTTATATGCTGGATACATAACATTATCGAATGCTACTTTGTCGAAATTATCTGGTAATATAGTGTAAAATATTGATCTCTTATTAACATCTGGC